GAAACGAAACTCGAAAGAGATTTTCAAGCGAAGCTCATTAAGGAACTGAAGAAACGATTTCCGGATTGCATGGTAATGAAGCTCGACTCTAGCTATATTCAAGGGATTCCCGATCTTCTTATTTTGCACAACAATCATTGGGCGTGCCTTGAAGTTAAGAAATCTGCGAAAGCATCTCATCGACCTAATCAAAACTACTATGTTGATAAGATGGATGAAATGTCTTTCGCCTCTTTTATATTTCCAGAGAACAAGGACGAAGTTTTGGATGCCTTGGAGGAAGCATTCAAATGATATTTTCTGTAAAGGAGAGAACCGATGAAATTCAACAATCACTACAATCTTGCCGGCCGTCATGCATTTCTTAGTGCTAGTAAGTATCACTGGATAAACTACGATAATGATAAACTGGTAGAGTCATATTCCAGATTCCAAGCCATCGCAAAAGGAACCGAGCTTCACGAGTTTGCTTCCAAGTGCATCGAACTTGGTCAGAAGCTTCCGCGATCTAAGAAGACTCTGAACATGTTCGTCAATGATGCTATTGGTTACAAGATGGTGTCAGAGCAAGTTCTATATTATTCGGACAACTGCTTCGGTACCGCCGACGCTATATCTTTCCGAGATGGACTGCTTAGAATTCACGATCTCAAGACTGGAATCACTCCTGCGCATATGGAACAGCTTATGATTTATGCCGCTCTATTTTGTTTAGAGTATCGTGTCAAGCCAGTCGAGATCAACATGGAACTCAGGCTGTATCAGTCCGACGAAATTATCATACATAATCCCGAAGTCGACGAGATCGCACCAATCATCGACAAGATCATCACGTTCGACAAACTGATAGACAAGGCTAAATCAGAGGAGGTCTAACTATGAATCCAGTCGCCGAAGATATTTTGATGCATTATGGCGTTAAGCGGCGTTCTGGTCGCTATCCCTGGGGAAGCGGAGATAATCCTTATCAGCATAGCGGAGATTTTCTTAGTCGAGTTCAGGACCTTAAGAAACAAGGTCTGACCGAAAAGGAAATCGTTAATGCTATGGGTCTCGATTCCACCACCCAGCTTCGCGTCGCCTATAAGACCGCTAAGAATGAACGGCGCCGTCTTCAGGTAGACCGGGCCAAGTCTCTTAAAGAGGATGGCCTCAGCCCTACTGAAATCGGAAAGAAAATGGGCCTCAACGAGTCTACTGTTCGCTCTCTTCTCAACGAGGGTTCTGAGAAGCGAATGAATCAAGGAGCCAAGACCGCCGATATGCTTAAGGAAGAGCTTAAGACTAAGCATATTCTTGATGTTGGCGCTGGTGTCGAGCGAGAGCTCGGAGTTTCTAGGAACACTCTCGAAGAAGCTATATTTATGCTTGAGGCCGAAGGCTACAAGAGCTATGGTGTCGGTATTCCTCAGGTAACTAATAAGGGTAAGCAGATAAACACTCAGGTCCTTTGTGATCCCGACATTTCTTACAAGCATATTTATGACAACATGGGCGATATTCAGTCTGTTGGCGAGTATCACTCTACTGATGGCGGAAAGTCTTGGGATAAGCGAGAGTATCCTGCTAGCATTAAGTCGGATCGAGTTAAGATTTCTTATGCTGAGGATGGTGGAATCGATAAAGATGGCGTTATCGAGATTCGTCGAGGTGTGAAGGATCTTGATCTCGGAAATTCGCACTACGCTCAGGTTCGCATCATGGTTGATGGCTCGCATTATCTTAAGGGCATGGCCATGTATTCGGATGATATTCCTGATGGTGTTGATATTGTGTTCAATACCAACAAGAAACGCGGAACGCCAAAGCTTGACGTCCTCAAGCCCATTAAAGAGGATCCCGACAATCCGTTCGGCGCATATATTAAGGCTGATGGACAGAGTTGGTATATTGATAAAGATGGTAAGAAGAAGCTTTCTGCTATAAATAAGCTTAAAGAAGAGGGCGACTGGGACACTATGAGTCGCAGCCTGTCTTCTCAATTTCTTTCTAAGCAACCAATGCAGCTTATTAAGAAACAGCTTGGCCTTACATATTCTGATGCTGAGGCACAATTCGATGAGATCAAATCCCTAACCAATCCAACGGTTAAGAAGAAGATGCTTCTCGATTTCGCCAACGAATGTGACTCTGCTACTGTGCATCTTAAGGCGGCCGCTCTACCTCGACAGTCTACTCGTGTTATTCTTCCTCTTACTAAGATCAAGGACACAGAAGTCTATGCTCCATATCTTAAGGATGGAGAGAAGGTAGCTCTCGTTCGATATCCTCATGGCGGAACATTTGAGATCCCAGAGCTTCGAGTAAATAACAAGAACCCGTCCGCCAAGAAAATACTTGGTAACGCCATAGACGCGATTGGTATTAATTCAAAGGTAGCAGAGCGACTCTCTGGTGCAGACTTCGATGGAGACACGGTAGTCGTTATTCCTCTTAACAGCAAGGTGAAGGTCAAGTCTACCCAGCCACTCAAGGGTCTTATTGGTTTTGATCCTAAGACTTCATATTCTACTTCTGAGCGCGTGCAGAAGCTCAAAGATAAGGGCCTTAATGAAGCAGAAATTACCAAGGAACTTAATAAGTCTGGTATTAAGATTATGACTAAGGAGCAGACCCAGAAACAAATGGGCATGATCTCAAATCTTATTACAGATATGACCCTACAAGGGGCAACTGAAGCCGAGCTTGCCCGTGCAGTACGACATAGTATGGTGGTTATTGACGCTGCCAAGCATAAACTCGACTACAAGCAATCGGAAAAAGATAATGGAATATCTGCTCTTAAGAAAAAATATCAACCTAAGTATGACGCTGATGGTAATGTCATAGGCGGAGGAGGAGCAAGTACGCTCTTATCTAAGCGTAAGCAGGATATTCGTATTCCAGAGAGGCAGGGGTCAGGTAGAATAGACCCCGATACCGGTAAAGTAACCTATAAGGAATCCGGTAGAACCTATACCGACGCCAAGGGAAATAAGGTGCTAGCCACCACCAAGGTTATGAAACTTAACTACGTCGATGATGTTCATACACTGTCGTCTGGAACTCCACAAGAGAATGCATACGCGGACTATGCTAATAAGATGAAGGCCCTAGCCAACCTCGCTCGTAAGGAATACGCCGCCACTAGTAAGCTTAAGTATTCCCCTACCGCAAAAGTCACGTATCGCAAAGAAGTCGACTCTCTCAACGCTAAGCTTAATGAGGCCGCAAAGAACGCACCTCGTGAGAGGAAAGCTCAGGCCATAGCAAATTCTGTTGTCAAGGCTAAGATGCAGGCGTATCCAGACATGGATAAGAAAGAACTTGGTAAGATTAAAACCGCTGCGCTCAACGACGCTCGCGCTTCTGTTGGCGCAAGTGGTAAGAAGACAAGAATAGTTCTTACTGATAAAGAATGGGACGCCATTCAAGCAGGCGCCATCTCTGATTCAAAGCTTACCCAGATACTTCGCTTTGCAGACCCCGACTCTATTAAACAGAGAGCAATGCCAAAGACCACTAAGCAACTGTCTACAGCTAAGATTAACAAGATGAAGAGCATGAAGAATTCTGGTTACACAATTGGACAGATTGCTGAAGCTCTTGGCGTTTCTACTTCTACAATTTCTAAGTACATCAATAACTGAAAAGAGGTGAGCAAGTCTCATGGCTAAGTTTGCTTTGACTACAATCGACAATCCTTTCGATCCTTTTGATGAGTTCGATTCTTGGTATCAATTCGATTGCGAAAAAGGTTACAATTCTTGCAACTATTTAGCTCGAATTGCTCGAACTTCTGATCAGTTTACTGATGAGGAGAATGACAAAGAAGTTGAAAGAGCAATCGACGAAATTATTAAGTTTGATTTCATGAATATTTACAAGAAAGTTTCCGATCAAAAGTAATTTTCAAACATAGGGGGGGGTCGCGGAAAATCGCACCCCTCCCTGCATCGCGCGACTCTTTAAAAAATCCCCGGCGGGATATTTTACGGAGACTTTTTAACTTTGGATAGTATCCAGAGGGGTTCGTAAGTGGCAAAAGTTTGCCTTTTCCTCTCCTTTCGACAAACTGGTCACTCCTCCTTTCTCTGAAACTACTTGCGAACTCCTCTGGATGCTATCCAAAGTCGATAGAATGCTTACTGTAATGCGCTATATTTGGTTGAGAGGAGGCAGTAAGTGTGAGAAAAGTTAAGTCCGATTCTGCTTCTAGCAAAAGTAGAAGCATGAAGCCAGCCTTGACACCAGAAGCGCGAGAGAATCAAATGATATCTTTGGCAGTCGACCTTGCCGAGAAGCAATTGATGGAAGGTACTGCCTCTTCGCAAGTCATAACTCATTATTTGAAGCTGGCTACAACAAGAGAACGTCTCGAAAAGGAGAAACTGGAACGAGAGAACGAACTCTTGAAAGCTAAGACTGAGGCAATGGAGTCTCAGAAGCGAATCGAAGAGCTGTATTCCGAAGCTCTCAATGCTATGCGTAATTATAGTGGTCTTGGTGATAACGATGACGAAGATGAATAGATCATATTCCGAATTGTTGAAGCTCGATAGCTTTAAAGATCGCTATGCTTATTTGAGGCTTGATGGCATTGTTGGAGAATCCAAATTTGGTCATGATCGGTGGATTAATCAACAATTTTATCACTCGGACGAATGGGCGTCTATTCGAGAGAAAGTTATAATCCGAGACAACGGTTGCGATCTTGGAATAGGAGGTTATGAGATTTATGGTAGGATCTATATTCACCACATAAATCCTATAAGTCGAGAAGACATACTATCGCAAAGTTCTTTGGTGACAGATCTCGATAACATGATTTGTACAACTTTCCAAACTCATCAAGCCATTCACTACGGAGATGAGAGTCTACTTGTTACGACTCCTGTCGAAAGATTTAAAAACGACACGTGCCCATGGAAAGGATGATTTAAATGGCTAAGATTTACAAGGATTACGAGGATAAGTACGTAGCTAATAACGTTGTTTACACCGGTTATTCTTCTGAACAGAACCATAACGCAAGCGCGAAGAAATAGGCTTGTCTCGCTTCGGTTACCCCGACTAGGGATTCTTCTGGCAGCATAGTGTCTGCTACTCGAATCGACAAGGATTCGTTTATCGATCTTTTCCGTAAAGGAGCGATTATTTGCGTCGATCCCGAAGGAACCATGACAAAGCCGACCTATTATACTCCCGATAATTTCGGAATCGATTTCCGAAGCGATGTCTATTATGCCTATGCCACATTCACTAATAAGGCCGGAGATTCCGTTCTTGTTCTTTCTGAAGAGGCTTACGATCTCGATCTGCGAACCTTTACCGCTTAACTAACTTCCCAAAGAAAGGTTGATTTAAATGGATAAGATTTACAAGGATTACGAGGATCAGTATATCGCTAACAATATCGTTTATGCTCCAACTTTGGACAGCGAATATAAATTAATCCAC